GATGTACCTGTTGCAAGTTGCACGGTGCAAAGTAAACGAAGGAGTTCCAATGGAACAGTTCAAACAAATCGCACTCACTTGGTTTCGTGCTGCAGCAGCTTCTGCTATTGCACTTTACCTTGCAGGCGAGACAGACCTCAAGACACTAGCAATGGCAGCAGTAGCTGGCTTTGCTGGTCCATTACTAAAGTGGCTAGATGCGTCAGCTACAGAGTTTGGTCGTGGGTCTAAGTAACCCATAAGCGCGAGGCAAACTAAGAGGCTCACCCCGAAAGGGGTGGGCTTCTTTTTTTATGCCGTTTTACGGAGCATCAACTGGGCAAGGAACTGTCACTAGATTGCCACAGTTAACACAGGTAGCATCCAGGAAGTACCAGACAATCTCGTAATCTTCAAAGGTACACATCACGTTAAAGACCTGCGACCCACAGGTACACACGTGGATAGGTCCCAAACCCCGTAGATCAGCCCCAAAAGGCTTAGGAAGGGTATGTTTAGACCAGAGTCTAGGCAGGGTGAGTAGACGGAACCACACAGACGGACGGCTAGGAGCTTCGCTCCCCGCTTGAGTAATTCGCCTCACGGCTCATATGGTAGCCATAACTGGTGTCGCTAACGCGACGACACGCCGTTAGGTGTAGCCTAGCCCAATGACCACAATCGTTGGAGTAGAAGGAATTGACTACGCTGTTCTAGTAGCTGACTCTCAGATCACCGAAGACAATTTAGTAACGTTAGCCGTTACTACTCCAAAGATTGTTGAGGTCGGTAAGTATCTCATTGGAATCTCTGGTGATACTAGACCAGGTGACATTCTTGCCTACAACTGGAAACCACCGCTCTATCGTGGTGAAGATTCAGTGCAATTTATGGGAAAGAAAGTTATACCCAGCATCAATCAAGCGTTTAGCGATAATAACTACGACTACAATAAGGCGGACAAAGATGGTGGCTTCGATTATCTCATTGCTTTTAACGGTAATATCTTTCGTATTGCTTGTGATCTCTCTTTTTTCCAAGCAAATCACGGAGCGTACGGTATTGGTAGTGGGGGCCAGCTTGCTCTTGGCTACCTGTATTCAGCTATCAAGCCTGATGTGGACGTAGCCTACGCAAAGAGACACGCCCGTAGGGCAGTTGAAATCGCTTCGGTTCTTGACGCTAACACTGGTAAGCCTTTACAGTTGGTAGTCCAGGAAAGGATTTAGATGACAGACCCAAAGGAACTATTACTTACCGCACTACGTGCAGGTGATGCTAAGCGTTCACGTTCTACACAGGTACAGATAGGACCATCGGAGTTAGGTGGTTGTCGTCGTAAGGTGTGGTACCGACTTAACGATCAACCCGAAACTAATGACAACGAGATGAAACTTGCTGCCATTATGGGTACTGCTATCCACGCAGAAATTGAACGAGCACTAGCAGATAACCCAGATGTAATGATTGAAACATCAGTTGAATACAATGGAATGAAAGCACACATTGACTGCTACGTACCAGGGACAGGTGATGTGATTGACTGGAAGACAAGTAAGGTTAAGAACCTTTCATACTTCCCATCAACACAACAGCGTTGGCAGGTTCAGACCTATGGCTATCTACTAGCAAAGAACGGTCACGATGTAAAGCGTGTATCGCTAGTTGCTATAGCTCGTGATGGTGATGAGCGAGATGTCAAGGTACATACAGAAGATTACAATGAAGCAATGGCATTAGAAGCACTGAGTTGGTTAGAAGGTATTAAGGCATCAGAGGTAGCACCAGAACCAGAGCGAGAAGAAAACTACTGCAAGTTCTATTGCAAGTTCTATGACGCAAGTGGGCAGATGGGATGCGTTGGTCTAAAAAAAGAACGTATCGCTAGTGAAGAGGTGTTAATCCAAGACAAGGATGCCTCAACCAATGCACTGAAATACTTACAATTAGATGAGCAAATTAAAAACTTGACAAAGCAAAAGGATTCACTAAAGTCTTCCCTTGAAGGTATCGCTGGAGTTACTGATACTGGAATACAAGTCAAGTGGTACAGCATAGCTGGACCTACATCAGTAGACAAAGATGAAGTACTTGCTAAACTAGGTTACGTACCTACCAAGCAAGGTGCAGATTCATTACGGTTAACAATCAAACAATCTGGAGGAAAGTAAATGGCTGCAAACGAAAACACAAAGTTCCAAGTAAACTTTAAGACAAGTAGTGGAACATTAATTAATCTTTATGCAACTGATATTAAGGAACTAGAGACAGGTCTTACTGATCTTTCAATGGTTGCATCTCTTATCAAAACTACCGATACTGAACTCAATGGTGGTAAAGCACCAGCACCAACTGCTGAGTCACTGGCACAAGCTTTCAATGCAACACCTATTGCTGCACCTACTGTTGTTGAAGGTCAAGCACCAAGCTGTAAGCACGGTGTAATGAGTTTCCGTACAGGTACTTCTGCTCGTGGCCCTTGGAAGGGCTGGATGTGTGCTGCACCAAAGGGTGCAACAGATAAGTGCGCAACTATCTGGGCTTAGTAAGTGCGGGAACCACACGAGTTTGAGGTTCCTTTATGTGCTCAAGTAGGTGGCGATCTCTTCTTTCCTGACAAGGAAAACGAAGGAAAAATGGTTCGCCTAAGTATTGCATCAGCTAAATCAATCTGTCGTGGTTGCCAGCACATTACTGAGTGTGCTGAGTGGGGTATTCGTAAAGAACGCCACGGTATCTGGGGTGGACTCACCGATGGTGACAGACGAAAGATACGCAAGGCAAGACACATAATTCTGAATGAGGAGAAGAGTGCTTAAACTTTCCCGCGCTTGGAGTGGAGTGACCACAAGGGCTACACCACTACCTGATGTGTGGAAGAATTTAGTTAAGCAATCTATCAAGTTTCGTCGCGGTCAAGTATGTATGGTAGCTGCAGCACCTAATGCTGGTAAGTCAATGTTCGCATTGATCTATGCAATAAAAGCAAATGTGCCTACGCTTTTCTTCTCTGCTGATACTGACACCGCGACAGTTATGATCCGTGCTGCTGCACACCTATCGGGCCACAGTCAGGTTACTGTGGAACATAACATAGAGAAACAACAAAATTACTACGCACCATACTTGGTTAAAACATCACACATTCAATGGGTCTTTGATTCTAGTCCGTCTCTTGATGATATTGAGATGGAGATAAAGGCTTACGTTGAACTCTATGGAATAGCTCCAGAGCTAATCGTTATAGACAACCTAATGAATGTTGCTGCCGAAACAGACAATGAGTGGGCAGGGCTACGTGCAATTATGATGGAGTTGCACGATATGGCACGTAAGACAGAGGCTTGCGTCTTAGTACTCCATCACGTATCAGAACAATCAGAGTATGGTTCACCTATGATGCCACCACCTAGACGTGCGATCCACGGAAAGGTAAGTCAATTGCCGAGCTTAATGCTCACACTTGGGTATGACCCATCACAGGGTCTATTGCGTATCGCATCAGTTAAGAACCGCTTTGGTCCACACTTTGCTGATGCCTCTCAATGGGCATCGCTGTTTGTAAACTTTGCCTCTTGCCAAATAGGAGATGATGATGCCCAAGGTAGGGCTTATCTTCGTGGTGTAGGAGAGGAGAGCACATATGGACAGATCTAAATACGCTTTAACAATAGAAGAAGAAGCTACTTGTGTTGAGGTTGGATACCAAAGACAGAAGCCTTACTTCGGTGACCCAACGAAGAATATCAATTACTCAGAAGGTGACCTATGGGAAACCTGGCAACACGTTGTGTGTGCAGGATCAGAACTTGCATTCGCACGTATGGCTGGTAAAGATAACTTCACTCCACACTACAATAAATGGAAGTCAGAACTTGATATCCCAGGATTTGGAGAGATCCGTTATTCATTTCCACCAGTAAGAGGGATGCGTTACTCAACTAGAGATGATGATAACCTTGTCTATGTGTTAATGTCTGATGGTCTATGTCATAAGACACGACGTGTTGCGCCTGAATGGAAAGGACCTGAGTACACAGCTATAGGCTGGAAGCTTGGATCTGAATGCAAGCGTGATGAGTGGAGATACAATGATAGGACTTGGTATGTACCAGTTGCATACCTTAATCCTATGGAGAGCTTAGTATTCAATGGCTAATAAAAACGGACGCAAAGGTTCTCAGTTTGAGACAGATGTAATGAAGTGGCTCCGCAAAGCGGGTGTCGTTGCAGAACGTCTGACTAAAGCTGGGGCAAAGGATGAGGGCGATATGGTTGTTATCATATCTGGAGAAACCTACATCCTTGAACTCAAGAACAGGCAGACGCTTTCCCTGCCTGAGTTCTGGAGAGAAGCACAAGTTGAGGCGCTTAACTATGCACAGGCACGGGGTCTTGGGGAAGTTCCTCTGTCATACGTGGTAGTTAAGCGTCGCAACTCTTCAATAGATCAGGCTTGGGTAATCCAAGACTTAACTCAATGGTTAAAGGAGAAACAGTAATGCCAGTACCAGGTGGAGAAATAACAACAACAGAGATACTTGTACCAGAAGTTGTACCAGTTGAAGAGGTAGAAGATGATTTGCCAGAACTGCCATAAAGCAGGAGAAGAGAACACTCTTACCCACTACAAGCGTTCATCTCAATGGCACGATAAGTGTGATGATAAGGGGTGTGTATGCCAGCACAAGACTGGTCCAGGACACGTAAAGCGAGCAGGAGTAAGGGTAGAGTTAGTGCAGACTCAATCCCCGTAGGACTAATCGTTGCTCACTATGGTGGTGAGGTAAGAGAAGGTAGATCAGCTTCCGTACGTTGTTGCATTCACAAGGACAGCAGACGTAGTGCTGTTATGAATACGTACGAGAACCTGTACTACTGTCATACCTGCGGTAAGGGTGGCAGCTCAGTAGATATTGTTATGGAACTAGAGAACTTGGAGTTCAAGGATGCCCTCAATCGCGCAATCGAAATCACTGCTGGAAGCGGCCAATCATTACAGTCAGATGATAAACGAAGAGGCTCTAAACTATCTAGAAGGACGTGGAATATCTGATGCTGTTGCCCAACAGTATTCGTTGGGTGTAGTTACAGACCCTATCAATGGTCACGAGATGCACAGAGGGTGGCTATCTATCCCTTACATCACAGCTAATGGGTTGTGTGTGGGGTATAAGTTCAGGCGATTAGATGATGGCAAACCCAAGTACGGATCTCCATTGGGACAGAAGGCTCACCTCTATAACGTTGGCGATATAACTATTGACTCATCATACATAGCAGTATGTGAAGGTGAACTAGATACCGTTATCTTGTCAGGTGTTGTTGGCATACCAGCAGTAGGTGTACCTGGAGTACAGGCTTGGAAGCCACACTTTGTTAAGTTGTTTGCAGGTTATGACAGGGTGTTTGTCATTGGAGACAACGACATCAAAGAAGATGGCACCAACCCAGGAGCTGAGTTCTCCAAGCGTGTCGCACAGGAGATAACAAACAGCACAATAGTAACATTACCCCCATCAATGGACATCAATGACTTCTATCTGGCCAATGGTGCAGATGCAACGAAGGCATTGTTACTGGGTGAGAAGGATGAGTAGAGACGAATGGCTACAGACGGCACAGATTTTGATTACTTCGGGCTTTCAAATCCTAGAGATCAATACGGAAACAGAGACCTTGTTAATACGGCCTATACCGACAAGGTAAATGAGGTTTTCATTGCTGACGTGTGGCGTATTATGGATCAAGCTGGCAATCTATTGGTGCGTAAGCATCACGACTACGGCCCAAAGAACATTGCTCATTCACCAGGTGGACCACTTAATGGTCTGCGTGTACGTATGTGGGACAAGATAGCTCGCATCAATAACCTTCTTGACTCTGGCGTTAAGCCTAGCAACGAGTCCTTGCGTGATTCATTCTTAGATCTATTGAACTACTCTGCCATTGCAATGATGGTACTAGATGGCGTATGGCCAGAGATAGAAGAACCTGATTGTGACTGAACTGCATAAGTCTATCTACGATATAGCACCTAGCGTTGCTAGTGCAATAGCCCGTCGCTTTCGTGGCTACGTAGAACGAGACGATGTACTACAAGAATGCCTTGCTTGGGCATTGACACGTGGCAGGCAGTTCGATGAGATGCTCAGTGAACCTAACCCAGTCCAACGTGTCATCAATGAGAAGCGTATAGCCTGGCAAATGAAGCGTACGGCAGAACGCTATGCTCGCAAGGAGAAGGCGTCCAAGTCTGGCTATCGCACAGGTGATGAGGCTTTCTACGATACAGCTATGATTGCACAGGTCCTGCCTCACGTGATCGCATCCATTGTAGATAACACGGTACTAGAGCAGGCACAAAACATTATTAATGATGGCTCACCTAAGAAGCCTAGCGTCCCAGCAGAAGGCGGCAACCTGCTTGCTACCTTGATTGATGTCAAGCGTTCATACTTAAAGCTTGAAGTAGAAGACCAGACCATACTTCGCTTGCGCTACCACGAGGGACAGACCTTGCAACAGGTAGCACACCTATTAGAATGTGCTACATCTACTGCAGATCGTAGATGCACCAGCGCATTACGCAAGGTGCAGAATGGTTTGGGTGGTGACAACCCTTGGCAATGAAAGAGATTGAGCTATTCTTATTCTTGTTAGATAACAAGTACCCAGACTTACAGAAGTCTGAGGGTATCTATGACTCCTTTGATTGCATTAGTCGTGACTCTGCTGCATACATAGAGTTGAAGTGTCGCCACACTCACTATCCCACGCTACTGATAGAGGAGATGAAGTATCGCAAGCTGATAACCCAGGCAGCAGAACGGGATCTAACTCCCTTCTATATCAATTCGACTCCAGAAGGAGTCTTTTCTTTTGACCTGATGGAAGTGCCAGAGCCTGAATGGTTTAGTCATTGGATGCCAGCGACAACAGAGTTTGCACGTTCTAATAAGGTCAGCAAGTTAGTAGGTTACTTACCAATCGAAGAGGCGGTGCAGCTATGACATCAGCACAGTGCTCTTTATGCAAAGAGATTATTAACTCTGCTTCTGGATTTACTAGGTGTAAGTGTGAAGCGATTGCGGTAGATGATGGCAGATACTTAGCCAAAGATTTAAGAAACGTGATAAAGGTGCCTGATGCAGTATGACTATCGTTGCCCTGATTGCCAGACAGAATTAACTGTTGAAAGATCTATCCACGAGGAACCTCGTGAACCAACCTGCTTTGTGTGTCACATAACTATGGTTCGTAAGTGGGACTCACCTGCCATTACCTTCAAGGGTAAAGGCTTCTATAGTACAGGTGGATAATGACTGAAGGCTTCTACAAAACTGATACTTTCAAGACCTCTAACGATGATACGTGGACCACACCACGTAACTATTTCGATAAGGTTAACGCTGAGTTTAACTTTACCTTAGATGCTGCAGCTCTATCCTCTTCTACTCTAGTACCTGATAACTGGTACGGTCCTGACCATCCTGACCAGTCAAAACGTGATGCATTTAGTAGAGACTGGGCTGAGGAAAGTGCTGGTGCTATTTGGTTGAACCCACCTTATGGTAGGACCATCAAAGATTGGATGCGTAAGGCTAAGCTGGAGTCTATGCGTGGCGCTACTGTTGTATGTCTAGTTCCAGCTCGTACTGATACAGCTTGGTGGCACGAGTATTGTATAGATGCATATGAGATTAGATTTATTCGTGGCCGATTAAAGTTTGGCAATCAACCTAACTCAGCACCATTCCCTTCTGCACTTGTCATTATGAAATGAAAAACCCTACCGCGGAAGGGTGCAGTAGGGTTCTTCGGGCCACAAGAAAGGAGGCGTGGTTCAGATTGTATCAGTACCAGCCTCTTCTGTCGCTATGTTGGAGAGCGCGACACGTT